GAAACCAACAGATGTCGGATTTCTTACAGTAAAGCGAATAGGAGACAGCGATTACTACACCAGATATGAACATCACTACTTTATAGACGGCAATTTAACCATTGAAAACAAATGCTATCACTCCCAGAATGATAATGACATTGGAATCCCATGTGATCTGGGCGTGGTTGAGGAATGGGCGCAGATAGCACCAGGACCAGTTACCTTCCCGGGGATGATGCAAATGGACTTCGGGTATTACAGGAATCCGGTCAAGAATAAGGTTGACGGCTCTAAATGCGGGGTGTCTATCTTTGAGTCGGCTAAAGAACGGATTAAGGGTGCAGATATCCGAAAAGCGCAGCTGGATTGGGAATATGAATCCGGTGAGAGGGCAATCCATACAGACGTAAGAGCCTTAAAAAACGAAGGCAAGGGACGTCTTAGTATGGCGAAGTTGAATAAACGCTTGTACAGAGGGCTGAATATAGATGATGGAAAGGATAAGGAGCTTTTCAAGGAATATTCTCCAGATATGCGTGATGAAGCATATAAGCGCGGGCTGGAAGAGGAAAAGCGGGAAATTGAATTCATTGTCGGGCTTTCCTACGGGGACTTGTCTGATGCACAGGAGGTGGCGAAGACAGCAACGGAGGTGCGGACTACAAAAATCCGCAAATACAACCGCGTAACAGCAATACAGAAGAATCTCAAAGAATGCCTTGAGGATTTTGTTGCAGGCCTTGCCTTCTACAATGGCCTTTATACTTCTAGTTATGAATTCAACTGTGACTTTAAGGACTCCATTCTTGTAGACGAAGAAACAGAACGTCTGCAGGACAGACAGGATGTTGCAGCAGGATTTATGCAGCCGTGGGAATACCGGGCAAAATGGTATCATGAGGACGAAGCGACGGCCAAGGCAAACCTTCCGGAGCAGAACAGGGTAATGGAGTGATGTAGGTGGTGAACAGGGATTATAAAGAGCAGCTGTCCAGGAAGATAGAAGGGGTGTACTCGGATCTGGAAGAGCGTATCATGCAGGATATCGTCAGGAGGATACGCCAGGCCGGAAAGATCACGAGCACGGCAGACTGGCAGATCAACAGGCTGAGGATACTTGGAAACTCTTCGGAGGATATCGAGAAGATGCTGAAAGAGGCGCTGGATGCGTCCTATCCGGAGATGTTCGAGCTGTATGACAGGGTCATTGACTGGGAATACGTCCGCAGCAAGGATATCTATGAGCAGATTAATGCAGAGTTCATTCCTTACGAGAAGAATAAGCAGCTGCAGCAGATTACGGAGGCCCTCGTCCGGCAGAGCAGCGAGGAACTGGAGAATATTACGCGATCCCTCGGATTCTATCTGGACTATGGGAATGGAAGAAAGGTCCTTACGCCTCTTGCGGAAGTATATCAGAAATATCTGGATGCCGCCTGCATGGACATCGTGTCAGGGACGGAAGACTATAACAGCGTCCTGCGCCGGGTAGTTACTCAGTTGACCAACAGCGGGCTTCGACAGATTGATTATGCGTCCGGGTATGCCACCCGGGTAAACGTGGCTGCAAGGAGGGCAATCATGTCTGGAATCACCCAGTTGACCGGTCATGTGTCGGACATGAATGCCGAAAAGCTGGGTACAGATTATTTTGAGGTAGCCTGGCATGCCGGGGCGCGTCCAGCGCATCAGGCATGGCAGGGGAGAGTCTGGACAAGAGATCAGCTGGTAACGGTCTGCGGCCTTGGGACCGTGACAGGACTTCTTGGCGCCAATTGCTACCATGAGTACTATCCGTTCTTTCCTGGCATCTCTGAACGAAACTGGTCGGACGCATGGCTGGAAGAGCAGAACCGGGAAGAGAATACGCCTAAGGAATGGATGGGGAGGAAGTATACCGTCTATGAGGCGAAGCAGCGGCAACGGCAGATGGAAACGGCCATGCGGGCGCAGCGCGAGAAGGTAGCACTGCTTAAGAAGGGCGGCGCGGATCCGGATGAGATCATGCTGGCCAGGTGCAAGTATCAGGCCCAGCTGGATGAATATGGAAGGTTTTCCCGGAAGATGAATCTCCAGCAGGAGCGAGAGCGCATCTATTACGATATGCGAGGAAGGGTAGCGCCAGAAAGCATGAAGGCCATGAGGATGTTTCCTCCGCAGATGATACAGAACGCCGGAAGGGATATCAAGCAGTATGAAAGATACAAGAAAATCCTTGGAAAAGATGCAGGTACCCTTGCGCAGTTTGGGCAGAATAAATATAATGATAATGAAAGATGGAAATATACGAAACTTGATTATCAAAGACGTAATGAATTAATTGAGCATCCGAGATTAAAACTCCCCAATGCAGAGGGCGCAGTCCTTCCAGACAGTAAGTTTACAAAATATCTGTTTGGTGGGGATCATGCAGAAGGTTTAGCGAAAGGGAAAGCGTTCGCTTCCAGATTAGGGTACACGGATAAAAACTGGAAGGAGCTGCAGGATGAAATAACCAAAAGGGCGCCAATTTATCCCGCAGTTTACAAAGACAATAATGGTTATGGTGACCGGTATGAACAGAAAATCGTTATTTATGGAAAAAATGGAACACCAGCTAATGTTGTTGTCGGATGGATCCATAGGCCGGACGGCTCTATATCAATGTCAAGCGCATACATAAAAGAGGTGAAGTAAAATGGAGGTTAAGGAATTTGATACCGTGCTTTTGAAAGACGGAAGGAAGGCATCTATCATGGAGGCTTTTGAGAATAAAGTGTTTATTGCGGATGTCGGGAGTTCCCCTAAAGACTGGGAGACGATCGATATCACGATTGATGATATTGAAAAAGTCCTATAAATGCCATTCGTGCCGAGGCGCGAGTGGTATTTTTATGCTCTTTTTGAGGTGGCGGCGATGGAAAGATATAAGGTAACAGAAGATGCGGATATGCTGGCTCCTGATTGGCTGGCGGTCCGCATTAACTATAAGACAATTAAATTTGTTTACAGCATCTTAGACGGCTACAGTTTTCTGAAAGGGGTGAGAATCGATGGCCAGATGGCGAAAATCGGAGATACGATATGCTTTGATGGCAACGGGCTATCAGTAGAAAGGCGGTGATCCATATATCTTCCTTTGGGCGCGGGGTTATGCGTCTTATTTTTATGTCCTGCCATATGACGATAAACTGGGCAGTCACCCGGCCTGAGGTTTACCAGGCTATATCCCATACCGCTGAAAGAGCGGTTAAAAAATATTTTAGGAGGAATGGAGCAATGAAAAATATTTATGACATCCTTACGGAATTTGGGCTAGAACTTCCAGCGGAAAAGAAGGCAGCGTTTGAAAAGGCCTGGAAGGAAAATTACCGCACGAAGGCAGACTACGACAAGGTAGCAGAGCAGAGGGACAACTATAAGTCCCAGTATGACACTGTATCCGGCGAACTGAAAAAGTTCGATGGCGTGGATCCTGAAGGACTTCAGAGCGAGATAAAGAGACTGCGGGATGACCTGAAGAAGAAGGATGACGAGTATGCACAAAAAGAAGCAGACAGGGCTTTTACAGACATGCTCACGAAGGCGATCAAAGAAGCCGGCGGGCGCAATGAGAAGGCGGTAATGGCGCTTCTGGACGTAGAAACTTTGAAAGCATCTAAGGATCAGACGGAAGACATCAAAAAAGCATTGGAGACCGCAAAGGAATCGGATGCTTATTTATTTGGGGCAAACGAGCCCATTAACAATCCAGTCGGGGCAACAGGCGGAACAGGGGGAACAGGAAGTCAGGACGGACTTTCAGCTATGCGCTCCGCAATGGGGCTTCCGGCTGAGAACAGCAAATAGGAAAGAGGTAAAAAATTATGCCAAATTTAATCGCGTTAAGAAAACAGTATTCAACACTGCTGGATGAAGTGTATAAATTAGCATCCGTTACATCCGTGCTGGATGGGCCGAATGAGCTTGTTAAGGAGGGTGCGAATGCAAATGAGATCCTGATTCCAAAGATGGATATGGACGGGCTTGCAGATTATGACAAGCAGACCGGTTATCCGTCTGGAAGCGTAACCCTGGAATATGAAACGAAGAAATGCGACTACGATCGTGGCCGTATGTTTGTTGTTGACGCAATGGACAATATCGAATCTGCAGGGGTTGCATTCGGGAAACTGTCCAGCGAGTTCCTCCGGACAAAGGTAGTACCGGAACTGGATTCCTGGAGGCTGGCAAAATATGCAGGCCATGCCGGGAAAAAGGAATCTGTGAATATTACTACTGGAAAGGCCGGAATTGAGGCGCTCAGAGATGCAAAGACAACAATTAAGAATGCAGAGGCTAAGACAGAGACCTGCTATCTATTTATTTCTGTAGTTTTGAAAGGCCTGATTGAAGACCTTGATACAACCGCGTCAAAAAAAGTTCTGGAAGGCTGGGCAGGAATTATTGAAGTGCCAGAATCCCGGTTCTAACGCTTACAAAAACTGGAAAGGGCGGTTTCACTGCATCCGGCAATGCATTAAATTTCCTGGCGGTGGACAAGAATGCGGCAATCCAGTATCAGAAGCATACGGTTGGAAAGATTATCACTCCGGAACAGAACCAGGACGCGGATGCGTGGAAGTTCGGTTACCGTACTGTTGGTATCGCAGAAGCGCTCGACAATAAGAAGAACGCCATTTATGCGCACACAGCGGCGGCTTCTGGAGCATAAGGGGGTATCTATGCTGATAGATTATGACTATTATAAGGATTCCTATGGAGGGCATCTGATACCAGAGCCCTCCTGGAAATCCATTGCAGTCAGGGCGGAGGCGAGGCTTGACGGCTATACCTTCGGAAGACTTCCGGACTCCTGGCCAGATGAAGCCAAAACTGCAGCCTGCGAGATGGCAGAATGCCTGTATAAGCATGACAAGCGGGACGGCAAGATATCCGAGAATAATGACGGGTATACCGTATCCTATGATACAAGCCAGTCCCTTGACAGCCTGCTGTACGGCATTGCAAAGGTTTATCTGGGGGATACGGAATACATGTACCTGGGGGTGGGGGAATGCTGACAAATGCAGACATTACCATCTATAACCACAAATACGACAAAGCCACGCGCCTGGATGAATGGCGCAGGACCGTCATCCACGGCGTGCATGTTTATGTGGATAATAAGGTGGTGCTGGGGGATAGTGGCCTGAACAGCGCGGACGTCTATAAAATCCGCATTCCGGAAGATTCCGGATGTGACAGCCAGTATGTCCCAGAGGACGAATACGCATCTGCGGTTAGCACAGCGGGGATCTGGACCCTGCAGGACGGGGATTATGTCGTGATCGGCGAATGCGATCTGGAAATCGAGAGGCCGGCTGACCTTTCGAAGGCGCATAGGCGGCACTGCAAGATCACGTCCTGGTCAGACAACCGTTTTGGCGGCCTTCCGCATTGGAAGATCGGGGGCGAGTAGATATGGCATCGCATCTGAAGATCAATACGCCAAGAGGCAGCATAACTTCTGTGAGCACCCAGGGCGGGACAGCCACAGTGCAGCTCAAGTGGAATTCGGGATTCGCGCCGGAAAAGGAAGCATGCTTCAATCGTGCACAGGCGTTTGTCGACAGCGAATGCCTGCGGTACATGAATCCGCT